GCTTACGAGCAGCGCCAAAAATTTGGTTTTCGGTTACTACTCTAAAGCTCATGCCGGCACCTTTGCAAAATGCAGTGGCAGCACGCCATTTAGCTTGATTACGTGCTACTAGGGCCTTGTCTCTGATGCTCTTAGCTTCGGTTAGTGATGCTTCTTTGCTGGGTTTGACTTCCACTATCTCCGCATGATTTTGACCCTTGCGATCCTGATAAACTACGAGAAAATCCGGTATATAATTTTTCTTGTGCCCAGTTAGTGGATCTATATAGGGTATAACTACACTTTCACTGGCCCAGGCAATTACCGCTGGATTATTATCAAACAATCGCATGACCCCATATTCCCAAGAACTTCTATATAGAGGCGCTCTTGTACCAGTATACTTTTCTGGATTCTGTAGTTTATATTCACCCTTTAAAAATCTATTGGCCATTAGGGCAAAAGTGTTCTATCTACTAATGCATTGCTGCGACGTACTGTTCTAAATCCCAAAAAGCTTGTGTTTTTTCTATTGAAATTTAGTGCGGTAACCATGAACATATTAATGTCTTGCATGCTCATGGTCCTAAAATTATCTAATAGTTCGTTTGGGTCTAAGTTTTGTGTTTTAACTACTTCAATTAATGCAGCAACAATATTAGCTGCGGCCAACTTGTTGCCATTAGTTTGTTGTTCAAAAAAAGCTATAGCACTGTCGTAGAAATTCTGACTGACTCCACGTTCTTTCACAAAATATTCTTCAAAATATCTCTGTGTTTCTGGTTTGTCTATTACTGGTAAATTGCTGTAGTTGGCCATAGTTTATGGAGTAGCTTGATTAGGTTTTTCACTGTTAGGGCTGGGAAATTTAAATGGGCCATTAGCAGTATTACGTATAACATTGCGAATGCTGTCTATAGATTCCTGTTTGGCCACGGCTTTAAAATCAAAGTTTTTAAGATTTTGACTAGCACGTAGTGCACCCAACGCAGCAGCACCAAAGTTACCTTCTCCCAAATTATCTGCAATGTTTGCGGCACTATCAATAAGGCCACCTGGACCCAATATACTTTTTGTTCCACCACCCAAGGGACTTAATGGACTTGGCTGTGTGTCATAATGCTGTTGTGCAAATCCGCTTACATTACCACTGCCTACATATCCCTGACTATACTTCACAGTTTCATAACTTACACGCATGGTATGTTCCATTGTGCCTGTGCCCTGACTTACATCGTGCCTACCATGTTCAAAACCGTCAATCTTGGGATTAATTAATTCATATAAACTGTATTTTTTCAAACTAAGGCTGTAAATCTTTATACTTGTAAAAAAGTTTTGCGCAGCACCGGTATCACCACGTATTGTATATCCCCACTGATCAGTAATTCTAGGATCATATGTGTTTATAACTTTATACTTGTCAACGCCATAGTCTGTATCTCTGTAATAATATTTAAGATAAGCTTGCCATAAATCACGAGCTACGTTTTGTGAATCGTCATGCATTACTAACTGTACCGGTTCGTAATCCAGTTTACTCTGCACAATCTGTTTGCGGTTATAAGCATTTAACACTTTGGTGTTAAGTTTGTATTTGGGAAGGTCCACACTTTTTACTAACATTCCTACTTCTAATTTTTTTAAGCTATCCCAATTTTGAACCAGTGACCTAGCTGATGAATTAATATTGAAGTATACATGATAAAGAAATTGTGTTTTTGGCGACAGCTCGTAACCATTTGATACAAACAATTTACTAGCATGTTGGTAATCACGCATATTCTCGCTTTGGCCCAGGCTCTTTAATAAGCCACTGCCAGTGAGACCGGTTATAGGTTTAAGAATGCTATCTAATATGGACATATAGATATTTATGCATAAGAAAAAGCCCGGTTTTTGAAGCCGGGCTTAAGATTTCTTATAGTTATTATTAACCAGTTACTACAGTACCTAATGCACGAGTTACTGTAGCACCAACACCTGTGCCAACTGGCGTTTGCACTGCGTTGTCAAACTTAATGGTCATTTGAATTGTAACTGGATCATTGCTTTTGTAGTCTACTGTTTGGTAATCTACTTGACTCACTAAGCAACCATACAGTTCCCAAGTTTCTAATACAGTGGGAGTGCTTGCACCATTGCCGCCATCCAGCATTTCGCAACGTGTGATGAACTTGTAGTCAATACCAGAAGATGCACTGGCCTGTTCCATGAAATCAAACTGTTTCTGTAGCTGTTCACCAATCAGTTTGCTGACCTGTCCCTGCATGTCGTCACGGAAGGTTACTGTAACATCCTGCCACTCTGGCTTACCAATTAGCTTTACTTTGCTGTTGTAAGTATCAATTACGATATCACCAAAGCTAACTGTGGGACGTTTAAAATCGTTAACTTGCTTTGTTAATTCTGTACGTGGAGTACTGACACCAAAGTTTTCAAAGGTCACTCTAAAACGATATTGCAGTTTGGGCATTAACAGGCCCTGGCTGCTGGCGCTTTGATCACTTGCTAGTGGTACTGTAAATTTAGTTAAACTTGCTACTGACATTTTTGTTACTCCTTAAAAGGATACATTAATATTTATTTGATGACGGGTTTTCTGGTGTCTACTTATATCAGGTATAAACTACGTATATAATTAGACATATTTTATCTTAAATACTTTTAATCACAAATTACCAGTAAATCACTTATGACCAAAAACGAACTTAAAGAGTATTTTGAAAAAATAGCTGCCAAGGGGCGCACCAGACGAGCTAGGCAAAATTTAGAAATAATTAATTCTCTAGATGCTTTGTATCCTGGTGTCAGTCTCAACTTACAGATCTATTCCATTGTGAACAATACGTCACCTTATTGTATTTGCTGTGGTGTAACAGTCAAATCTTTAGGTAAACAAACCTGTAGCACTAAATGTAGAGATCAAATTTCCAAAACACATGATAAAGTTAATGCACGATTAACAAAATTTAGAGCCACCAACCTCAAAAAATATGGTGTGGATAATCCGCAGAAATCTAAAATCATACAAGTAAAAAGAACCGAAACTATGTTGAAGAAATACGGAGCAAAGGTTTCGCCACGCACTGCTCAAAAAGCCAAAGAACGAGCTTTAGAATTGAATATAAAAGGCAGGAAAACATTGAAGGAAAGATATGGGGTAACTAATGCCGGACAGTTGTCTACTCATTTAGAAAAATGCCAGCAAACATTGTTAGAAAATTATGGAGTAAAGCATTACTATTTGAGTGAAGAATTTAAAGCTAAAAGCGAAGAAAACCGTTGGACCTCTTATCAATTATTCTCACCACCGTCAATTAAGTTATTAGATATTACAGCCGATCAAGAAAAAACAAATTTATTTGAGAATCCAAATAAAGTAATAAAATTTTCCTGCGATTGCGGCAATGTTGACGCTTTACCTTCAGAAACGTACAAATGGAGGATACGTAATGCTGGCACACCTTGTTTGTACTGTTCTGGCATCAACAAAGGCAGTTTGAAGGAACAACAAATCAAGCAATTCATTAAAAGTCTAGGATTAGAAATTTTAGAAAATAAAAAATTGTTAGGTAATCAAGAGATTGATATTTTTGTTCCAGAAAAAAAGATTGGGATAGAATTCAATGGGTTATTTTGGCATAACGATACTAGGGTTGATAAAAAATATCATTTTGAAAAATTATGCGCAGCTCAAAAACAGGGTATTAAATTAATTCATATCTTTGAAGATGAATGGGAACACAAGAAAGAAATTGTAAAACAAAAACTCACCTATGCATTAGGGATGTCCAATGAAAAAATATATGCTAGAAAATGCGAAGTGAAAATTATTAACAAAGAACAGGAAAAAGGTTTTTTAGACTTGTGGCATATTCAGGGCTCCGCTAAATCTAAAATTAAACTTGGACTTTATTTTGCGAATGAGTTAGTGGCAGTAATGACCTTTGCAGCCTTAAACCCAGCCAAAGGGGGAAAGAGAAAATGTAACCACTGGGAATTGGTTAGGTTCTGCACAAGAAAAAATGTTGTGGGCGGTGCAAGCAAGTTATTTACTTTTTTCATTAAACAGTATCAACCACAGCATGTAATAAGTTATGGTGACCTTAGGTGGGGCTCAGGAAAATTATATCAAACTTTAGGATTTGATTACCAAGGCAACACTTCTCTCAATTATTGGTATATTGATTTGAAAAACCTAAAACGTATTCATAGGTTTGCTTTAAGAAAAAATAAAAAGGATGATCAACAATTGACCGAATACGAAAATAGATTAAAACAGGGCTATCTACGAATTTGGGACTGCGGTAACAGCCGTTGGACATGGACTCAAAAATAAAGGGGCCGTAGCCCCTTTATTTTGTTTGTTGCTAATTAAGTACCTGCTGCGATTGAACCAGTATTCTTAATACGCACTGGAATATAAATAAATTCCACTGCTTTTACTGGTTCAATAGCTACGTCAATATACAACTCATTACGATCAATGCGATCCGGAGTATTATTTGTCGTATCACAAATTACCAAATAATCGTACAGACCACGTTTTGCCACCAAGTCGTTCATTAAACTTTCAACAACCTGTTTAGCTTCATCGCGTGTAATCTTGTCGTTGGGTTCAAACAAGAATGGCTTGACGATTTGCTGCAAGCGTTCACGAATGTAAACAACTAAACGTGCAACATTGATGCGATCCAGTGCGCTGGCGTATGGGTTCAAGGTCTTTTG